AAAGTATCCTGAGGATGAATCAGCGCTTATTCTTGTATAGGTAGGGTCGAAATTAACAACAAAGATATTGGTATCCAAGTCTTTTATAGCATAAGTTGATCCTTCTGGTAGATAATGATTTGTTGTATAAATTGATGCAGTTTGGAATACGGTTGTTGGATATTCTGGGCGTGAATTTACTCTAAATCTATTAACAGCATCCTGGTTGAATTGTCCTGGGTTTTGTGCTATTGAAACATAAGGTGTGGATGATGTAAGAATTGATAGTGAACCTGTATCAGGCAACCATGAAAAATCATCCCATCTAAATTCTAATTGGGGTGGGTATATTGTTGAAGTATCAACTGTAAAATATTTTAATTCTGGTTGAACATCAAAACTTGATACAAATTCTTGACTTCCTGTAAGTTTAACTAAAAACCCATTATTTGGTATAGCTGAACTTGTAGTATTAACACCTGCAAATTGATAAACTAATTCTGTTACATCTTGGGTTACATCTAAATCACTTCTAAAATTAAAAGTAACTGATGAAGATAAATTCCAACCATGAGCTGTTGAGCCATTTGTTGTCTCAGTATACCAAACCCCACCACCTGCTTCAACTGAGCTTGTAACAAAAGATCCTGTATAACTACCGTAGGCGTTTGAGAATGGATCACCTGAAGGTAACCATCTTGTTGATCCTGAATATCCTGCCCATATCCAGCTAGTACCATTTGTTGTAAGGGGAGAATCTAAATAAAGACCAGTACCCATATCCCAAGGTTTTGCTGGTAAGTGGATATCAATTGTAGTATCAAATGCTAAACCTGTTGCTTTAGATGAAAATAATCTTAAATATGCTTTCCAATCTGTACCAGCATCATCATTTATTAAATTATCTAATACATTCCCAACTTCAGTATTATTAAATTGTATTAAAAAACGAGATACTTGTGGGCTTGGTGTTGAAGGAGCAAAAGCTGTAGCCGTAGATTCCATTTGGGAATCTAGACCTGTATTCATTTGAGGGAATAAGGAATATAAAGTTGCGTCTTTTTCGGGAAATAGTTTATATACAGCCATTGTTTATTTTTTATTTAATTGTTGCGTTATATCCTTGTTCTTCATTACTTTCAACAATATTATTTTTACGGATAAAGGGTTGTTGGTTTACACTTTGTGGTGATCCTATAGGAATTAAATTTAACCCACCTGCATCGAAGTATGGGTTTTGGGGAGTATATGTGTGTAAAGTTTGAGTAATTACTCCTCCCCCTTGACCATTCATACCTGGGATATTTCCAACTCCTAACCCACCAGCACGTGTTACTGTGTATTGTCCTGATTTAAATCCATTTTTAGATTGGTTTACTATTCTATTAGGGCCTCCTGAAGCTCCTTCTTCTACTCCTGCTTCATCTGAAGCTATATCTAATGCTGTGACTTTAAGTGAGCCTAAATCAACAACTTCTCCCCCTGGTTCTACTTCTACTAAATCTGATTTAGAAAACTTTGCCTCACCTGGGACTATATATCCTTGCCCCTCTTGTGGGGTGTATTGAGGTGTGAATCCTTCTTTACCACCACGACTTATCCCAACACTTGTGGGTGGGTTATTTTCAAGATCTAAAAATCCAGATCCAGATATTCTTGCATTAAAATTAAAGCCATCCTTTTTAAGATTACCACCTTGCCTTGATCCTTCAGGGCTAAGAATAAATTCATCTGTAGGTGTCCACTTCTGTTGGTGGTTATAATTTGCTACATTATTAGGTCCGTTATTTTCAAGATCTAAAAATCCAGATCCAGATATTCCTGCTCTACCATCAAAGCCATTATTCCATAACCCAATACCATCTTCACCTAAATCAGCATATTTATTGCCGTATTGATTAGCCTCAGGACCCCATTGTTGGGTAAATCCGAATTTCTGCTTACCGGTTTTAGGGAAAAATGTTGTTGGATTTGTTTCAATGTCTAAAAGAGAATAATCAAAACTAGATGATAAGGTCACCCCATTAGCTTTTATGGTGCTTGCTAAAAAGTTTTGAGTTATAAAAGGCATAATTTTTATTTAGTTATAAATATTGAATTTAATAAGATACTACGCGTCCCTTAATGTCTTGATTAGCATTTTTTACTTCAAATATTGATGGATCTATAGAGGGGTAAAGAACACCATCTATTGTAGCACCTCCAATATCATAACCATATTCGGAATATCCATTAGCTACACCACTAAGATTGTTAAAATATAAATTTTTAACAGTTTGCACACCTTCTATTTGATCTAAAATAATATAAATATCTCTAAATATAATTGGTTGGTTTATTTGCCATCTGTTAATGTTAAAAAACGCAGTAACTGCACCTATACACTGTAGTATTACTTCACTACTGTTATAATTAGGTAACACGATAATCTCAAAATTTACACCAATATTAATTATATATCCATTTTTAATTGTAACCGCATCATTAATCATGCGATTCTGAGATAAGTATGTTTTAAGATTATTTTTAAGGGCTTGTGAAGGGGTTTGAAGATTTCTAAATCTATCATAAGATAAACAATATAAATCGAGTGCTGCTATTTTTTCTTCTGAAGTTGTATCATTAGCTAATTTAGGAGTTGCAAATACTTTTGCAATTGACCCATATTGGGAAGGTAAACTTAAAGCTCTAACCAAATAATCATCTTGTGTTACTGTTCTAGCTTGTGTGTTAAACTGAGCCATTGAATTTTGTCTAATTTCTTCAATAGAATCTCCATCCCCACCACCATCTGCAGCTATTGGGTTGTTGATTTGAATAGAATCAAAAACATATTGAGCTGTAACTGCATTTAAATTAGGATTGACAAATGTAAATTGTTTGGATTGTAGTTGGTTAATTAAGTTAGATTGAATATTCGATTGAACCCCCCCACCAGTTAAATATCTAACGGTTAAAGTTGTATTAGATGGAGATATACCATAACTATCTGTAAAGATAAAATTGGATGGTGAGAAAGCAGTTGTTAATTTATTTTGTTCAAATGGTAAACCTAAACCTACATTATCTGGGTTAGGCACAATTGCTTCATCATTATTAGCAACAACTCCAGAACCAAATTGTAATTGTAAAGTTGTAGGACTTAAAAAACGTGTTGCAAATCTTCTATCTGCTTGTTTTAATCTAAGTAAATATGGTGCGTCTGTTGAATCATCTGAGAAATTTGGATCATTTGTATTAGTATTTCTAATAGGGTCAAATACAACATCTTGTGCTAAGTAATCTACTTCATACCAAATATTCCCATCAGAATCTGTAACATCTAAAATACTAACAATATTACCATCATTAATTTCTACTGTTTGGAATTGTTGGGGTGAACCGAATGTAAAAGTTGTTGATGTTGTTGTTGCAGATACTCCACTTCTGGTTTTCTTTAAAAGAAAATATTCTGGGGTGTTTCCGCTAACACTATAAACTGTAATATCTGTAGGATCTGAGGAACTAGAGAAACTAAAATCTACATCCGTATTTATTAAAAATGGTGAGATTGTTTGCAATTCTGAACCTACCTGAGCACCTGCTGGTAATTGGACAGCGTAAGAAAAGTCTGGAATGTATATTGATGCACTTAATATAGATGGTACTTGTTGATAAAATTCAACGTCAACTGTAGAAACATTAGTTACTTTAGGTTTATAACCCATCATATAAGCTAAATTATACAGGTTATTCTCTTGACGAGCAAACTGCATAAAATTTTCTTGGATTTGGTTATCTAAATAAAATGAAAGAACATCACCTACATATGCCGCCATCTCCATAAACATCATACCAGGTGATGATGGGGTAAAATCTGTGTAAGTATTGGGATAATAAGTTCTAGCATACTCAACCAATTGTTGGTTAAGTGTAGAAAAGTCTTTGTTTAAATATTTTATATTTCTAGTTTCCATTTATTCAAATGTTAAATTTAGTTCGTCTGTTATTCCAAATGATCGTATACTATATGATATAGTTACAGTAATAGTATTAAGATCCTCACTTCCTAGTATATTAACTCCATCTAAGTTTATATTTGGAAAATTTTGACTCATTTCAAAGGATATTTTTTCTTTTAAAAGATCATAATCAGATTCGGTGGAGGATTGGAATATATCAGATCTCAAATTAGCACCAAAGTTTGGTCTAAAGGGACGTTCTCCTTTGTTTGTTAAGAAGTAATTTATTAAATTTGATTTTGTTTGATCTTTAGTGGTATAGTTTGAAGAAAATACAGCATCCCCACCACCATTAAATGGTAAACTAACACCCAATGCTTGATTCTTATTAAGATCAGCTGGGAATCTATTTGCTATTCTTTGAGCCATTATTTAGTATTTAAAAGGCCCATTATTTGATCCATACCTAATTCTCCTTCTGGTAGAGTACCATTTGAGGGGTCCACAGGCCCTTGAGCCATAAATTTTCCAGGTGAACTTGTTGTATGTGTTTGACCCCCACCCATCATTTCAGCCATAATATTTTTATATTCTTCTTTGGCGTTGGTTTTTGGTTGGGATGAGAGTTGTGGGGTGGGCATCGAAACATTTTCTGATACCACGGTTTTCGGTGAGCGAACTGCTTCTAAAAGAATATCTTTTATTTCTTCTTGAATAGCTTCTTTAACTGCTTCCTTTATCATTTTTTTTAATTCCGTAGATTTCATTGTATTTTTGTTATAAATATTAATTTTTTATTAGTTTTGTTAGGTTACTCTACCTACTTGAACCCATTTGTATTTTAATTGATTCCATTTATAGGTTAAGTTTGATTGTAATGCTTCATTTTCGTTACCTTCAAATATTTCAATTTGACCATTATAGGATCCGGCAGCATTAAATGGTGAGAGATTTGGTGTTGTTTTTC